GGCAATGTTGCAGAACTTCTTAAAAAAAATAATCTTGCTGTTGACTATGATGGTGGGAAAAAAACAAAAGTGTGGGGTTAATATGAATATATCAAATGAGGGAATTGCTTTAATCAAAAAATTTGAGGGTTGTAAATTAGAGGCTTATTACGATGCTGTTGATGTTTTAACGATTGCGTATGGCAGAACAAAAAATGTCCAAGTTGGCGACACCTGTACTCAAGAACAAGCTGATGCTTGGCTTGAAGAGGAGTTGCATGAGTATGGTGGATATGTCAATGATGCAGTAAAAGTTGATTTAGAACAAAATCAATTTGATGCCTTAGTAGCATGGACATACAATTTAGGGCCTACAAACTTAAATAAAAGTACGATGCTAGAGGAAATTAACAATAAAAATTGGGACGAAGTTCCTCACCAAATAAAGCGTTGGAATAAAGCAGGTGGGCAAGTTTTACAAGGTTTAGTAAGGCGTAGAGAGGCAGAGGCTTTATTATTCGAGGGTAAAGATTGGACAGATATTTAATTAAATCTATTTATTTAGATTATACTTAAATTAGGTGCTTTAGCACTTAGGATTGAGCGGTTACTATGTCGCTACCTAATCGCTCTTTCCGTCTAAAATTATGAGCAAATTATCATTTAAAGATTTTGACATTCTATCAGAGCAAGACAAAGCCGAGGCTGTTGCTCTTATGCAAAAATACGATCAACTAGACAAACAAGATTCTTGTCAAAAAGATTTTATTTCATTCGTTAAATTTATGTGGCCTGAATTTGTTGAAGGCAAACATCATAAAATAATAGCTGATAAATTTAACCAAATAGCCAAAGGTAAATGTAAGCGTTTAATAGTTTGTTTACCACCTAGACACACTAAATCTGAGTTTGCATCAACTTTTTTCCCTGCTTGGATGATGGGTAAAAGAGGCGACTTAAAAATAATTCAAACAACACACACAGCTGAACTTGCTGTTCGTTTCGGTAGAAAAGTTAGAAATATAATAGATAGTGATGATTACCAACATATATTTCCTGAATTAAAACTTCAAGCAGATAATAAAAGCGCAGGTCGTTGGACAAGCAACCAAGAGGGAGAGTTTTTTGCAGCAGGTGTTGGAGGCGCTATAACAGGTCGTGGTGCAGATCTTTTAATAATTGATGATCCTATTTCAGAGCAAGACGCATTATCCCCAAAAGCTATGGAATCTTGTTATGAGTGGTTTACTTCTGGGCCGCGACAGCGTTTACAACCTGGCGGTATCATCGTAATAGTTATGACTCGTTGGTCAACAAAAGACCTAGTTGGTAAGCTGCTAAAAAAACAGAACGATGAAAATGCAGACAAATGGGATGTGATTGAGTTCCCTGCTATTTTACCAGAAACAGAGAAACCCTTATGGCCTGAATTTTGGAAAAAAGAAGAATTGTTAGGTGTAAAAGCATCTTTGCCTATAGCTAAATGGAATAGTCAATGGATGCAAAACCCAACAGCTGAAGAGGGATCTATAGTAAAACGAGAGTGGTGGCGTAGATGGGATGATGTTGTGCCAAACTACAGTTATGTAATTCAAAGCTATGATACTGCTTTTTCAAAAAAAGAAACAGCAGATTACTCAGCTATCACTACATGGGCAATTTTTAATTTAGGTGATGAAACACCTGATTCCATAATATTATTAGATGCAAAAAGAGTTAGGTGTGATTTTCCTGAACTAAAAAGATTAGCTTTAGAGGAGTATAGATATTGGGATCCAGACTGTGTTTTGATTGAGGCAAAAGCGTCAGGCACTCCTTTAACTCACGAGTTAAGAAGAATGGGAATACCTGTTACTGCTTACACTCCAAGCAGAGGTCAAGATAAAATAGCAAGAATGAATAGTGTTGCACCTATGTTTGAATCAGGCATGGTATTTGCACCTGAACATGATTTTGCAGATGAGGTCATTGAGGAAATGGCAGCTTTCCCTTATGGAGATTACGATGATTATTGTGATAGTGCTACAATGGCTTTGATGAGATTTCGTCAAGGTGGTTTCGTATCACTATACGAAGATTATCAAGATGAGGTAAAATTGTTGAGCAGAGGGAGAACCGTGTATTACTAATGAAAATTTATATAACAACTTTTATACATGATGGAAAAGAGTATGTAGGCCCAGATATTCATGCTGAAACTTTTAAAAATGCTTTACTTATAGCTGAATCTCAAGGACTTGTAGTTCAAGGTGAATTAACAGACCTTGTAGATATGAGTACAGAGGAAGTTAATCTAAGACCAAAAGTGATACACTAATTTATTATGGCAGTAGAAAAAAAACTTAACTCTGAAAATAGTCCGGACATTACCAACCAAAGCACTACTGTAGAAATTATCCCAGAACAAACTCGTGGTGAACAAATTAAAAATGCAGCAGAAATTTTAGTTAATGAAGAAAACTTGTTTGTTGATAATGAGATAGTTGATGATTTGCCTCCACAAATGGAATTTACAGCAAATCTTGTTGAAATGATTGATGATAATATTTTATCAAACATAGCTAACGACTTAATAAAATCAATTAAACAAGATAAAGAATCAAGATCTGAGTGGGAAAAAACTTACACAGATGGACTTAAATATCTTGGCATGAAGTTTGATGAATCAAGATCACAACCTTTTGAGGGTAGTTCTGGTGTAATCCATCCTATCTTGGCAGAGGCAGTAACACAGTTTCAAGCACAAGCGTATAAAGAAATGTTACCTGCAAAAGGCCCTGTTAAGACTGAAATTATTGGTGCTAGAACTGCTGAATACGAAGATCAAGCTGAAAGAGTCCAAGAATTTATGAATTATTACATAATGAATGTAATGCAAGAATATGATCCTGAACTAGATCAATTACTATTTTATTTGCCTCTAGCAGGATCTGCATTTAAAAAAATATATTTTGACTTTGTTTTAGGTAGAGCAGTATCAAAATTTATACCCCCTGAAGATTTAATAGTTCCTTATGAGGCACCAGATATTAGCACTGCTGAAAGAATTACTCATGTAATCAATATGTCCACTAACGAAGTTAAAAAACAACAGTTAAGTGGGTTTTATGCAAATGTAGATATTAAATCAAGTAATTATGGTTATGAACAATCTGAAATTGAAGATGCGATCGATGAAATACAAGGAGTTCAACCTAGTTATGGAGAGGATCGAAATAGAGTCATTTATGAAATTCATACTGTTTTAGATATTGAAGGTTTTGAAGATTTAGATGATGATGGTTCTCCAACAGGATTAAAATTACCTTACATAGTAACGATTGATGAAACAAGCGAAAAAGTATTATCAATAAGAAGAAACTATGTCGAGGGTGATCCTCTTAAAAATAAAATAAATTATTTTGTTCAGTATAAGTTTTTGCCTGGACTAGGTTTTTATGGCTTGGGTTTATCACACATGATTGGTGGACTATCAAAAGCATCAACATCTATTTTGCGTCAACTTATAGATGCAGGAACATTAGCTAATCTACCAGCAGGTTTTAAAGCTAGAGGCATGAGAATTAGAGATGAGGATGATCCTTTACAGCCAGGTGAATTTAGAGATATTGATACCACAGGCGGTTCTTTACGAGAAAATCTAATCCCTCTACCAATAAAAGAGCCTAGTAGCGTATTGATGCAACTATTAGGTCTTTTGGTTGATTCTGGCAAAAGGTTTGCTGCAATCGCAGATATGAATGTAGGAGATATGAACCAAGCTATGCCTGTTGGCACTACAGTTGCTTTGCTTGAGCGAGGCACTAAGGTTATGAGTGCAATACATAAAAGATTGCATTATGGTCAAAAATTAGAATTTAATTTATTAGCAAAAGTATTCAGAGATTTTTTACCACCAACTTATAATTTTAATGTTGGTAGTGGATCAGCTGAAATAAAATTAACAGATTTTGATGAAAGAGTTGATATTATTCCAGTGTCAGATCCAAACATTTTTTCTCAAAGCCAAAGAGTTACACTAGCACAAGAACTACTTATGATGGTTAAATCTGATCCACAAGTGCATGGCCCATACGGAATTTACGAGGCATATCGAAGAATGTATGGTGCTTTAGGTGTTGATAATGTAGATTCATTATTACAACCGC